CTGCATTATAGCCTATTTTTTTATTAATAATGCAAGTTTGTGAGTCATAATCTAATATAAATTCATCATAATTTTCACTATCATAGTATAGTAAATCAGCAGGTAATTCATATTCGATATAATTGTTAGTTGTTATATTAGTAAATCTTATTTTTCTATCAGTCATATATAAATCATCACTAGGATATAAATTGTCTCTAGGATATAAAAATGAAATATTTGTGACAATAGGATGTATTTCAATTCTAATTGGCTCACTTTGATTTATCTTTTCAAACGATAATGTTGCTTTATTTGTCTCTTGAGATGTTGTTATATCTGCTATATCACTTATTTTAGAATTTAATTCATCTACTGTCTGTACTACTCTATTTATTTTCTCATTTTGCTCAGTTGTTTGACTTATAACGCTTTCTATTTGTTGGTTTTGTTTATCCACAATAACATATGTTTGATTTATTTTTCTATCTGTTTTATCCGCTTTTGTATAGTCTGTTTCGCTTGTTTCAGGCTCATCTGTATATATTAATTCTTCTAATCCTTGTGTTATATCACATTCATCATTTAGCATTACACAACTATACTCGTTATCGCCTATTTTAACAGTATATCTATCTAATAAATCATAATACATTATTCCTGTGCTAGAAAAATCATTTAAATAGTATTCTATTCCTTTTAGTTTTACTAAAATATCTATTAAATAATCACTTCTGTCATTAAAATTCATTATTTGATTATCTACTATTTTTATTTCACAAAGTCCATCTTGTTGTACACTTGTTTCATCTCTTAAATATACATTATCGCTTTCGCCTGATCTACTTAATACAATACTATTTATTTTGCCATATTTATCGCCAAAGTTTACATTTACATCTTTTAAATATTCTTCATCTATTGTATCGCCTGTATCATTTATATATCTTATTTCTAATTCATCGTTTGCGTTTATGCATATTACTGAAGCAGTAACTTGTGCCAATTCATCTAGTACATCTCTGAAAGTATATCCTAAGCTGTTTCCACTACTGTCTAAATACAATTCTGTTGATATTTCTCTATTATAATTAGCAAATATACCATTGCTATTTGCAAAAGTTAAGCCTAAATGTTCACATATCGCATTTATGTAGTTTCTTATACTTATCGGATATGTTATATTCATTTTTTCATAGTCTTTCATACTATATAATAATTTATCATAACATAATATAGAATATGAATTTGTGTCTTCTTGTTTTTCACTTGAATATACAATATAATTACCATAATCTATATATTCATACTCTTCATCGACTAATAAACCATACTTAAAATTAATTGCAGTTCCTACTGGTATATCTGTATTGCTGTCTAACTCTAATTGCTTCATAACTGATTTTAATAGGCTTCCCTCATAAGAGGGAGTAGCACTATTAATATCATCTGCAGTCAACACATTGTATTTTTCATCTATTGTATAACCAATTTGTACACTTTGTTGTTTACCCAATAATGATATTTGTTCTTTAAATTTTTGTGTATGTTGCTTCACTTATTATCAACTCCTTTTCTTCGTACTAATAAAGCTACAACTAAATCCTTCTGCACGATACATATTTTTGCTGACTGCTTTCCAGTCTCCTGTATATGTTGTCATTGTTACCATTGCACCTTTATTGTCATCATAATATTGAGTTGTTTGATTTGCGCTATCTAAGATAGGAGCTAATAAATGAACTTCATCTTTTGTTAAACTTCTAAATTGTAACACTAATTTTGGAAATATTCCAATTAATGTGCCTGTTTGTGTTCCTGCTAGATTTCTACCACTATCACTTGACCATAATTTATTATATTCAAAATCTGCCTGTGTTAAGTATTGCCCAATTGAAACACCATTTATTATTATACTATCTTTATTTATAAACATTTACTAACTCCTTTCTATGTATTATACGCAAAATCTTGATTTCCTTGTATTTTTTGTAATTGCCTTGATATTACTCTGCCATTCATTGTGTTTGTTATGTTAGCATTTATAGTAATATATTTACCAATACTTTCGCCTAGTTCTTGCATTGCTTGACTGTCTGTTAAAGGAATTACACCTTCTCTTCCTGCTTCACCGTGCTATTGCTCCACCAACTGGTACTCCTCTTCCGTGGCATATTTATAATACCACCTGTTGCAAGTTTTGGAATAGTTGGAATATTAAATCCCCATTTTTGTCCGCCTATTACTGGTACCCAGTCTGGTACATCAAAGCTTATTTTATTTATTCCTTTTATTAAAGCATTAATACCACCTATAATTAAATTTATTGGTGCTTTAGCAATAGTCCACAAAGTATCAAATGCACCTTTAAATATTTGCTTAAATCCATTCATAACCGTTCTCCAGTCTCCAGTGAATAAACCTTTTATAACATTAAATACTCCTTTGACTGTAGTTACAATGCCGTTAAATACTCCCACGACAGTATCTTTTAATATTACAAACGGATTTATTAGAATATTTATTAAAGTGGTAAAAATTGCTTGTATTCCGCTTACAATTAATTTAATAAAAGACCATATTGTATCTCCGAACGCTTTAATAAAATTCCAAACTGGAGTAATTACATTCTCATATATCCAATCACCAATTTGTCCAAGTATTTCAGAAATGCTATCCCAATTTTTAATTATATAAGTTACTAATGCTACTCCTAAAGCTATAACTGCAACTATCCAATTTCCCATAACTAATGCTATTCCAGCAACTACTAATGCTATTCCTTGCAATATTGTTAAAAAGTTTTCCCAACTAGGGTCTGCAATAAAATCAGTAATTCCTTTAATAGTCTCATATACTCCATATAAAATTAAGCCTATTCCTAATCCTTTTATAATTATATCTATATTATTTATTCCTTCTCCTATTAAACCTAATTTATCTAAAAATTCCGTTATTTTTATACTTGCTATTACTACACCTAAAGTAGTAAAAAATCCTAGTACTTTATCTTTATTATCTGCTATCCATTGTAACCATTCAGGAATCTCAACATCCAAGTTTGATAAATCTACACTTGGAGCTACTGCACCACTTGATGTACTACTTGAGCTTGTTGTATTATCACTTAATATATTCATTTCATCGAAACCTGCTAATGAGTTCTTTATTTCTTTTGCTGATTTTGCTGTACTACTTGCACTATTTTTCATACTTTGAAAACTTTTTGCACTTGCATTTCCAAATAAATTAACATTAAACCAAGCTTTAGCTATATAGTTAATATAAGTCAACAATTGATATGCTAATTTAACCAAATACTGTAATACTGGTGCTAATGCTTGAGCTAATACATATTTAATATATTCTAAATCACTTGCATATTGTTCATTATACTGTGAAAGCGTTGAGCTTGCTTGTCTTACTAAACTATAAGCACTTCTTACGCTGAATACTGCCAATGCCCATTTTGCAACTTTTCTTATTGCTCCTGACATTTTATCATTAATGCTACTTATTTCTTCTTTAACTTTAGCGTATCCTTCTGATTGAGCTAATTTTTTATTTGCTTCTTCAATTTTATTATTGACTAAACCTTGATTTATTTGATTTTCTTTGAGTTTTTGATTTATTTCTGCAAGTTTTTTAACATTTTCTTTATTTTTTTGCTTTGTTGATGAAGTTTCATTTTTTAATTCTGCTTGTTTATTTTTTGCTTGCTCTATTTGTGATTGTAATTCTTCATATGTTTTTCGTTGGCTTTCAGATAAGCTTCCATCAACAAATAGTCCTTTTTGTTCTGCTTTTAATTTTTTTATTTTGTTGCTTATCATATCTAAATTATATTGTGCTTTTTCATATTCTTTTACATCAACTTCAATTTTACCTTTTTCTTTTAACAACTTTTCTTCTTCTTTTTGAAAGGCAGTTAATTCTTTTTTAGCATTTTTTATATCTTGCTCTAATTGTTCTGTGTCTAATTCTGTTCCTATTGTTACCCAGCCATCCATTTTTGCCTCCTTTCTAGCCTATTCCTGCTAATTTATTAAACCTTGCTATACTTTCTTCTTGTTCTTTTGTTAAAGGCTTTTCTTTTTTCTTTAATGCTACTTTTTGTTTTGCTTCTTCTATTTTTTGCTTTTCTTTTAAATCTTTTATTTGTGATGTGTCAAATGTTCTTAGATTTCTTACTCTATTTAATACACAACAATTTCCCATTTCACTGTTAGACAAACCATTCATTAAATTATAAAATTTCCACCAATGCATTCCCGTATTTGACAAATCTATATTGTAGTCGCTCATAAAACTAGCTTCTATATAATCCATATCTTGTTCAAAATCCATATCAGGTTCTTCTTTATTGTCAATATATTCTTTACCACATAATAAGTATTTTTGACCTAACTCTAATAATTTACAATAATTTTCTTCATCATCTAATCCTTTGTCGCCGAATAATAAATATATTATTGTCATTTCTTTTTTTGGATATTTTATTGTCTCATCTTTCGCTACTCTATCACATTCTAATGCAACTCTAAAATCTGTATTAATTGGATATTCTTTATCTCCAATTCTTACTTTTGTTGGATATGCCATTACTCAATCACATCACTTTTCTTATTTTTATATTCTTCTTTTATAGATTTCTTTACTTCATCTTGTATTTGTTTTGATTTCTTCTCAATAAGAGGCATTATATCATTTTCTATTATTTCGCTTATATCAATAAACATTCTTAAATATGGTTTTCTTCCATTTAAAAGTTTAGCAGTTCCACCTTCTCCTAAGAATAAATCTAATGCTTCCATAATTTTATTATAATATTCTTGTTCTGCTTTTGCTATTTCTTCTTCATTATAACTTAATAAATATTTACCTTTTTTATCAGGTCTTTTCTCAATTACTAATTTTTTGGCTTTTAATTCTTGCCAACTTTTTTTATAAAGTTTCTCACATTCATTTAATTTTAATCTATAATCAACTTGTTCTAAATCAAATTCCAAGTAATTGCCTGTATCTACTCCTTCATCTGTTTTTATTCCGAATTTTTAATGTATCTTTCTTTTTTAGACTTATATAATTTTCCATAAATTAATATAACTTCCTTTCATTTTTTAATATTTTATATAATAAAAAGTAGGAAGTTTTGCCTTTCCTACTTTTAAGGTTTTTCTATGCTGCTGCAACAAATGTTGGTTTTTCATCTGCAAATGTTACTGTTCCTTGTACTGGGTCTCCGTTATAGTATATTGAATATTCAATTACTGCATCCTCAGCCATATAATTAGTTATAGCTATAATTACATCTGACTTTGTTGCTTTATATTTACTGTCTGATGTACTGTCATATCTATCTATATCTAATGCTTGAGTTTCTACTTCTGAACCTATTCCGCAAGTTCTTCTTAATTCGTTTATATATTCAAATATTGGGTCTCCTTTATAACATTTTTGGCTTACATCTCCTTGTCTTTGATAACTATCTAATGAAGATGTAGCAGATTTGTTAATTATCCATTTTTCAGTTGTAACTTGTGGATTATATGCTATTCCATAAGATGTTACACCAATACCTACTAATGACCAACTTGCTGTGTCTTCTTTTGGTGTTGTGTTTAAGTATGTTACAAATTGCTCTCTTGTTATTTTTGTTGTTTCACTCATTTATTATTCCTCCTCACTTTCTTTATTTGTTAATTCTCTTTGAATTAATGTTATTTCTTTTCTTGATAGAGGTTCAATAAATCCTTGTTCATTTAATTTGATTATTTCTTTTATATCTTTTGTCTTTACTTCATCTCCTGCAAAATAATCAATATTGTTTAAGGTAAAATCCTTTTTTGCTTTTATTGATTTCATTTTATACCTCCTTATATGTTATTTGTATTTGTATGTCAAATTCTGCTGTGTTAGTTTCCGCAGAAACCATTGAAGCACAATTTAAACATTCTATACTTTGTATTCCTTCTATGTTAGGCAAAATGCCTTTGTTATTATTAGATTTGATTATTTTTTCAAATGTTTCAAAAAATCCTACATTCTTTAGATTATTAATTGTATCTTGTGAATATGCACATCTACTTCTAAATGAATATACATCTCTGTGTATTTCTGTCCCATTTATCCACTTTTCAACTGTACTTGAAGTTGGTATCTTATCCAATGAATAATTATTAATATCATTTGCAAGCATATTGGCATTTATTTGATAATCTGTGCTGTTAAGCATTGTATCTAATATAGTAAATAAATATTCTCTTAATTTTGATATTCTATATTCCATTATCCACCTCTTTTAATATAATCTTGAACTTCTTTTACAACATCTTTCATTTCAGCACTTTTCATTCTTTTGTCCCAATATGCCCCTGTTCCGCGGTGTTTTATATGTTAATGGTTTGTTTGTCTTATGCTTTTTGACACCTTTATCACTCCACCATCCATAATCAGGATTATAATACCCTGCTTTCCCATTTGGCATAACATATACTTTCCCAACATATTGATAATGTGCATAAGGGCTTTCATATGTAATATGGTCTGATTGAATATCAACTATTGTTCTTAAATTACCATCTTGATAAGGTACATATTTATCCATATGTTTGTAACAAGTTGCAGTTAAAAAGCTTTGCACTCTTCCATTAGGTTCTATTCCTAATCTTGCTTTTATTATGCTTGTTGGTTCAATTTTTACTCCCATACTATTTACCACCTATATGAATATGTTTACTATTTCCAAAAGTGTTATCTGTTATAGAATTTATGTTATATATTTCATATTTTGATAAGTCTTGTTGTGTTTCAATATCATCTGTTAATATTCCTTTTACCATAATATCGCCTATTGCAAAATTATTAATATTTAAGTTTGGATTTAATCCATACCATATACGAATATTTACATCGTTTGCGTTCTCATAACCTTCGTTAATACTAGCACCTTTACCACCAAAATACCAAACATCATAATAATTATATCTAATCCATTTTTCTGTATGATTTTCTAGCACTTTGTGATATATTGTTAATTCTCCATTTACTATCATATTTTACCCCCTATACAAATAAGGTGTACCATTTGATAATTTGCAATCTGCTAAATAAGTTTGTATTATACCTCTAATTTCGTTTATTTTCGATTTTGAGGTACTTTCACTTACTTGGCTATAACTTATACTATATCCATCTGTGCTTTCGCTAGAAATTGATTTATTTTGATTTTCGTATTCTTGGTAACTTCCTAATATTCCAATAAGTTTATATACACACATTTTTACTTCTTGTACTTGTTCTGATAAATTCTTTAATCTTCCAAATGTATATTTATCAACATTTGTTCTTGCTTCAAATTCTAATAAGTTAAAAGGCATTATATCTAATGTTCCGCCTAACTCTTTATACTCTTGATAAGTCAAGTATGGTTTACTATTCATATAATGCCTCCTTTTTTATTTTTTCTTTTCTGTTTTTTCACCAGTTTTTGGTATTTCTTTTTTTTCTTCAATTATCGCTTCAAATTTATCAGGATAACCTTTAAATTTTGCAATTCTTTGTTTATCTGTTACTTCTATAATTGAATTTGTTTCTAGGTTTTTAAATTTCATCTAAAATACCCCCTATGCACTTACTTTGATGCCTCTTAATACACCTGCTTTGTTTGTGTTCTTAAGAACTACACCTGCAACTAATTCAACTTCGCCGTCTTTTACTGCTCCTGGTGCATTTAAGTCTGGCATATATGAACTAATTACTTTTGATCCTGTTGGGCTTATTCCGTGGAAACCATCAAGTCCAATTGTTACTGCATATATATCAGTTTTCCCTTCTCCTGTTACTTCAATGATGTCTTTTGTTGCATTTCCATCATAATATTTTCCCATATCATACATAGGAATATCATTGTATGCTTCAACTGTTCTTCCGAACTCATCTCTGCTTCTTGTATAATATCCTGCTCTTCTTGCTGCTGCTCTCATTTTTGTTAGAGCTTTTTCATTCATTAATAGCATTGATGGCTTGCCATCTAATGTTGCTAGGAAACTATCAACTTCATCTAATAGTCCATTATAATTTTCGTCCATTAGTGCTGTTGTAGACACATCTATTGTTGATGTAATTTCTGTTTCTGTTCCTGTTAATAGTTTGTTTAATCCATCAAATGTATTTGTAACTCCATCTCCTGCTTCTGCTTTATTACCATTAATTGTTAAATTGTTGAAATAGTTCGATGTTGCTTTTATTTTTTGTTCAGCTTGGAATGCTAATTCATCAACTGCTCCTGATGTTCCTATAAGAACACGGTCAATTTGGAACTTACCTCCCATTACAACTGCTTTTGCAGTTTTTTCAATTCTCTTTGCTTCTCCTGCTTGGTATTCACTATTTATAGTTCTTACATTTGCTGTTGAAGGTGTTTGTAATTGAATATATCCATAAGTTAATGTACTTCCTCCTGTTCCCGGTGCAATTGCGTTATCAAATACTAATTTGTCTAGTAATAAGTTACTTCTTCTAAATGTATCAATGACATTTTGGTCAACTTTGTCAGCCATTCCGACTTTTGCTTCTGCTAATGTTATTGGCATAATTAATTCCTTCTTTCTATTTTTTATTTATCATATTTTTCGTGTAATGCTCCTGCTAAATTTGTTGCATTACTTTTTGGTGGTTCGTTGTTATGTTCTCCACCTAAATTAATTGTTGGCTCTGTTGTTTTTTCTTCTTCAAATAAATATGAATGTGAACCTTTAATACTCTTTAACTGTTCATCTAAACCTGTTATTGTATAGTTTCCTTCTTTTTCTTCATATTTTAGTTTTTCACTGTCAATAAGTTTTTCCAACAATTTTGTGTCTTTTGCTTTTGAATTTGCTAATGCTTTTTCAAGTGCAATAGACTTTTTGAAAATTTCTACTTCCTTATTACCTTCAGCCTTTCCTAAATCAAATTGTTCTTGTTTTAATGCTTCTATGTCAACATTACTTAATTCTTTAATCTTATCATTTAAACTGTTTACAAGTTCTTCTTTTGCTTTTAAATCATTCTTTGCTATTTCTGTTTTTCCTTGTTCTGCTGTTAAATCTTTACCATTTTCTGCCATAATTTTATCAATTATGCCTTTTCTTTCTGTTTCTTCAACTGATGATAATAATTCATCTAAAAATTTTCTATTCATATAAACCTCCTACGTTTTTTAACGTGTAACGAACACGATGGATTTGTTACTTAACGTGTAACGACCGTATATAATAACTCTTTCGAGTATATAACAAAATAAAATACACCAATCCTAATTAACGGGATTGGTGTTCTCTTTTTTGTGACACTCTTTTATTTCTATTATATTCTTACATTTATTGCATTTTATTTCTAATTTGTAAATTCCTTCTATTTTCAATAAAAGTTTATTACAATGTGGACATCTGATTTCTTTTTTCATCTTATGCTCCTATAACCTATTTTAACATAATTTTGTTTTGTTTGCAATATGTTTATTCATTTTCTGTATTTTCTAATGTTTCTTCTGTTGGTTCTGTTTCTTCTTTAACTTCTTCAACATTTTCTACTTGCATTGCTTTTTCTTGCTCTTCTGCTAAATATGTAATCAATTCTTCATAGTCTGTTGCATTTATTTTGTTTTTATCTGCTAATTTAGAAGCTTCTATTATTGCATAATCTACTGTGTAATATCCTTTTTTATATTAATTTAATACTGCATTTTTGAATACTTTTGATAAATCTATCATTCTTTACACCTCCTCACTAGCATTTGATATAATCATAGCTTGTATATTATTTATGACTGTTTCCATATCTTTATAATATGTAACTTCCATATTATG